AGACGAGGATTTTTAATTATGATTAAACTTGAAATGACTTACAACGAAGCATACCATATGATTAAACTCTATGACCTATTAAGGGATATGGATATGTTAGAAGATTTACCAGGATGTATCGAAACATTCTTTGATAAGATACAGAGTGAGCAAGTTAATTACACCAATAAGGTAAGCATTGCACAGTCTAAAAGACCTATTGCAGAGTGGTAAAAAACACTATAAAAACACCCATAAATAACACTTTTTTAAATATTAATGATTTCGTGAATATTACCCTATAAAGTGTGTATTCAATCCAGATAGATTGACCCCTTAAAAGTATTACAAACACTAGGGTTATTATACCACGTTCGTTATTATATAAGGTAGTGTATTTACCCCGATTAATGTTATTTTAAGACCATTAAAAAAGGTTAAATAAATGTATATGGAATGTGTATAGAGTTCGTATAGAATGTGTATAGAATCCTTGTAGAATACGAGTCCTTAAATGTTACTATCTTTCGTTATCTTGGCGTTCATTATATCATAAAACTCCAAGAAAGTCAACACCCATTCGTGTTATATAAGGAGACAAAGATAAATTTGACAGTAACAACAATTCAGAGTATAATAAGGTCATTAAGTAACAACTTCGTGTATGGACAGTTAGTAACAACAATTCATCAAGATCTTATGAGTCTTATGTAATACTTAAGGATTTAAAGTAAGTCTCTTAAAGTGTCAAGAACCAGTGCAAAGTACAACACCTTCGTTGACAACAATCACATAAGACTTGAAGGACAAAAGTAATAAGAATATGAGACAGACTTCGTGCAGTTCGTTAACACTTTGAGTCTTATATTCGTGTTGGTTCGTTAACACTTTATGGCAGTGTTTTGCGGTTCTTTGTGTTATTATGGTTGCCCCCTTGCGTTTTAAAAACGACTAACTACCCTAACCTACAGAGGTGACAAATCGAGAGATAGATATAAGTCTCATAAAAAATTTCCAGGATAGAAAAAAGACTCCAAGACCCCTTGTGTAGAAAAAAAATTCCCATATATTCAGAGGGGCACAGAGGTCGCAGAGAATTTCAAAGTAATATATAAAATTAAATGTTCAAATCACGAAGAAAATGAGAATCGACATTGACCAATACGAGAAAGACCTGATGTTGGAGACTCTCCAGTACCGTCTACAGCATGATGACCATCTAATACAAGAGATGACACTCAAAGACAACTTGGAAGACCTTTTAGGGAAACTGGAAGAGAACGCATATACATAAAGCATACCGTTGCAATTATTGAATTGAGGTGGTATAATAATAGAGTAATGATTCATCAGTTATGGCAAAAGGATTTACCGTAAAGGCTGCAAAGCCTCAAGTTAAAAAGAAAGAAAAAGAATTCGATCTCCAAGCAGCAAAACAATTAGTCAGAGGAAAGACAATCGTATTTTGTTTACCTGGAAGAGGAGTTTCATATATTTTCCTGAAGAACTTTGTGCAGATGTGCTTTGATTTGGTACAGAACGGTGCACAGATACAAATATCACAAGATTACAGTAGTATGGTAAACTTCGCAAGATGTAAATGTCTTGGTGCGAATGTACTACGAGGACCTGATCAGAAACCTTGGGATGGAAACTTGAAATACGACTACCAATTATGGATTGATAGCGACATCGTATTCAACGTCGAGCAATTATATAAGCTTGTAGCACTCGATAAAGACATTGCAGCAGGTTGGTACTGCACAGAAGATGGAAATACTACTTCAATTGCTCACTGGTTGGAAGAGGGCGATTTTCGTAAGAATGGTGGAGTAATGAATCATGAGACTCTCGAAACAATGAGCAAACGTCGCAAACCATTCACCTGCGATTACACAGGATTCGGTTGGACTCTTATTAAGTACGGAGTATTCGAACATGAGAAGATGAAGTATCCTTGGTTTGCTCCAAAGATGCAAGTCTTTGAGTCTGGTGAGGTACAGGATATGTGTGGCGAGGATGTCTCATTCTGCCTCGATGCCATTGAAGCAGGTTTTGAGATCTGGTGTGATCCTACGATGCGTGTAGGTCATGAGAAAACAAGAGTTATCTAGGAGAAGGACTATGCACGATCAAGGATCAGTTTCAAAGGATGAAAGTCCTTCTGTAAAATATCAGAGGGCACTTGATCTCTTTACAGAGTCAGTTTTAGCACCTGATCATAAGTTACGTGGTTGTGCACATAATCAGGGTTGTTATAATCAACTGATGGAGATTCGTGAACATGTTTTAGAGTATCTCAAGACCCTCAAGGAAGTCACACACCATCAGAATGCTGATGAGTCTGATATGATTGAGAGTGAGAAGTTGGAGAACATTAAAAAGTATCCATCGAAGTGGCGATAAAAAATCGTCGTCAAAGTTAAAAAAATCGTCGTTAAAGTTTAAGGAGCATTAATTATGGCAATGAGATTCAATATGGGTGATTCATTAATCGAAAGTCGCCCAAAGAAAACAAGACAAGGAAGAGGAAAACATAGTAAGTACTCTGCTACGAGTCGCAATGGGGCAAAAAAGAGATATAGAGGTCAAGGTAAATGATATCTGAAAAGAATATCGAAAGAACACCGAGTCGTATTCGAACTCGGTTTATTGCTGTCTTTGCTCTTGGAACGTCTCTTATCACGTTTACATCAGGTTTCTTTGTCTTTTTGTATATGAAGAGTCCTGCATTTGAGAATCAACTCACAGGACAGGTTATAAAGGATATGGATTGGATTATTGCAGAGGAGTTTGACAAGAAAATAAGGGAATTAAAACCAAGACCTGTTCCTGATCCTAATGATCCAAATGCTTGGTTTTGGGATTATATAGAGCAAAGAAATAAAGAGTATATAGAATGGGAAACAAAAGGTAAATGGGAGAACAACTAAATGGCTTGTTTAATTGCAAATTTACCCTCCTATGAGGTATGGGTAAGAAAAGAGTATCTAACTGACCATAAGAGTGGTCATGGTGAGTTTGTAAAGGGAGTATGGGTATCTGCAAAGAGTATACCAGGTCGTGCTTTCTATTTCGAGACTTATTTACCAGAATATGCAGCAATGTTTGATAAATTGCCTATATCTGCGTTTACAACCGACCCAGAGACACCGAAACCCGACATGACCTTACATAATCTTCAGTTTTGGAACTGTATGGACTACGGTGTCGTAGCAGTACAGAAGCAGTTTATCGGTTCAATGCACTATGAAGTGATGACAAGAGACTTTGGAAACCAAACAGGTACTTATATTTGCACTTTAGACAACTACCATCAAGATGTAGACTCAATTGACTACTCTACAAGTGAACAACCTGCCGAACATAAGTCTCATAACCTTCTTGAACTTGATAATGGACAGTTTTGCCTCTATCCAAACAATAGAATGAGGATTTTTGACAACAGTATTACCCCCGAAACACCCAAAGTTCCTGATTTTAAGGTTTCGACAGTGTATTATCAAGTCGAAAATGGTCATGATCGTGATGGATTAGGTTCAGAAGAGAATTATTTTTGGAAAACAGCAAAAGAACGCAAAAATGAAGACAAAAATCAACTTGAATTGGGATAAATAAAATTAAAATGGAGAAAAATGGTTATTAAAATGGATAAATCACAAGAATTTGTCAAATCTGGTCGAAAATTAATCAGTGAGTACGATGCAGACACTTATTATGAGGAAAAAGAGGAAGAAAAACCTCAATTTTTGAAAGAAGGCAAATAAATAAACATAATATTAAAAAACCATTATACATATAATAGCAAAGTATAATATATTTGAATGCCTACCTCAATTTCTCGTGCTTTTAAGGACATAAGTTTATCTTTTACGAGACATCCAGTTACAAATGACATCACTATTCTCAAAAATGAGGATGCGATCAAAAAATCTGTAAAAAATTTGTGTCAAACATCAATAAATGAAAGATTTTTCAATCCATTAATTGGAACTAGGATAGGTCAATCACTTTTTGAAATAAATGATCCAGATATTAGTGAATTTTTGGAAGAAGATATTGAAAATACACTTAAAAACTATGAACCAAGGATAAAAGTGAGGTCTGTCAATGCAGAATCAGTGATGGATTCAAATGAATTGAATATTAAAGTAGAATATGACATAGTTGGATTGCCACTTCCATTGCAAAATATCGAATTTTTACTACAACCTAGCAAATTATAATGTCATTTAATCAATTTACCAACTTAGATTTTAGTTCATTAAGAACCCAGATTAAAGACTACCTTCGAAGTAGTTCAAAATTTAGTGATTTTGACTTTGAAGGATCAAACTTTTCTGTTTTAATTGACACTTTAGCTTATAATTCATATATTACGTCATATAATACAAACATGTCTGTGAATGAAGCATTTCTCGATAGTGCAACTGTTAGAGAAAATATAACTTCATTGGCAAGAAATATTGGTTATGTCCCTCGTTCATCAAGATCTGCTGTTGCACAAGTAAATTTATCTGTCAATTTTGGAGAAAGTACTGAAAATACTGTTATTTCTGCAACAATTAAAGCAGGAATTTTTGCAATTGGTTCAATTAACAGTGGAAATTACGTTTTTTCAATTCCAGAAGACGTTACAGTGCCTGTAAACACAATTGTAAGCAATACAAGCGACACAAAAGTTGCAAATTTTACAAATATTTCAATATATGAAGGAAATTTTATCAAAAAAGAGTTTATAGTTGATTCATCTCAAACAAATCAAACATTTATTTTAGATAATAGTAATATTGACACTACTACAATTCGTGTTGAAGTTGAAACAAATGGAATTATAGAGAATTATGAAGAATATCGAAATATTTTTGAAGTTAATGCTAGATCTAGACTCTTTCTTATACAAGAAATTGCAGACGAAAAATATCAAGTAATATTTGGAGATAATCTTTTAGGAAAAAAACCATCTAATGGTAGTAAAATTATAGTATCATATATTGTTAACAATGGTATAGATGGAAATGGTGCGAGTAATTTTACATTTTCTGGTAAAATTATATCTAATATTGGAAATATAAAAAGCACAGTAACAAGTGGTATATCGAACATAACGACCACTCAATCGTCCGAAAATGGTGATGAGATAGAAAGTATAGATTCTGTAAAATACCTTGCTCCAAGGGTCTATGCATCACAGTACAGAGCAGTTACAGCGAATGATTATTCGAGTTTAATACCCAGTTTATATGCAAATATAGATTCAGTAAGTGCTTATGGTGGAGAAGAGTTAGATCCACCTGAATATGGAAGAGTTTATATAACAATTAAACCAAAGAACGGAGATGTAATATCTGAAGCATTAAAAGATAATATCAAATCAAATTTAAAAAAATACACTGTTGCTGGAATTAAACAAGAATTACTCGATTTAAAATATCTTTACGTTGAGTATGAATCAACTGTTTCGTATGATTCGAGTTTTATTCCTGATAGGTTAAATTTACAAACAAGAATTACATCCTCTATTCAGACTTATGCAAAATCTTCTGATATAAATTCTTTTGGTGGTAGACTAAAATATAGTAAACTTCAGTCAATTATTGACAATGTTGATGGTGGAATTACTTCCAACATTACAAATATTAAAATGAGAAGAAATTTAGTTCCTCTATATAATGAGTTAGCAAACTACGAAATTTGTTACTTAAATAGATTTCATGCAGATCTAGAAGGATTTAATGTAAAATCTACATCTTTTAAATTAGATGGTGTAAATGGTGACATATATCTTACTGATTTTCCAAATTTAGACCAAAAAACAGGAGTCATAAAATTTTTCACTCTTTCTAACCTTGATGAAGTCATATATGTGAATCAAAATGCTGGAAAAATTGATTATGTAAAGGGTGAGATAATTCTTTTCCCAACAAATATTGTATCTACAGGTTTAAGTGATAGAATTGAAATACAAGTAATACCAGAATCAAATGATATTATTTCAAAACAAAATTTATACATTATTTTAGATACATCAGCAAATAGTAGACTTTCTTTGATCGAAGATGTTGTATCTTCTGGATCAAATAGATCAGGAAACAATTATATGCCACCATCTAGCTTTATTAGTGGCAAAACGTATATAAGATAAAAATGATCGGCACATCAACAGCAACAAAAGTAAAAATAACAAATATTCTTGATAGTCAGATACTAGATTTTATTCAAGAGGAAAATCCTGACTTTAAAGATTTTTTAAACCAATATTATGTTTCGGAAGAGCATGAATTTGGATCAACTTACTTATCTGACAACATATCTTCACTTAAAGATATTGCCAGCACTTCAAATAACATTTTAAATGTTCGTATTAATAATATTTTAGCTGCTGATCCATCAAGATCTTACGATTCTTCTATTAGTGCTTTTGATGATGAAATTCCAGTTACGACAACAGAGGGATATCCTGATCAATATGGTCTTTTGAAAATTGATGACGAAATTATAACATATACTGGAAAAACACCCACATCATTTACTGGATGTATCCGTGGTTTTAGTGCGATATCATCAATTGAAAAATCAGAATACCTTACATTTAGTGATACTGATAGTGCAGAACATTTAACAAATCTACAAATCAATGTAGATAATAATGGTAATACAATTGTAGAAGAATATGAAGTAACTGTTGAAAGTAAGGATGAAACACATCCATATTGGCAATCTGAATATACATCTGGTGTGAGTCCGAATGGATATCTTTTAGATGGAAATCAAGCACCACCTTTAACTCTTTTACCTGGTCATACGTATCGATTTGATCAATCACATATTTCCAATAGTCAACACCCGATAAAGTTTTATCTAGAGGCAGATAAAACTACTCTATATGAAAATGGTGTAACTTATAATGGAACTCCTGGTGATTCTGGGGCATATACACAAATTGCTGTAGATTATGGCACACCCACAGTTTTATATTATATGTGTACTAATCATGGTTATATGGGTCATGCTGCTCAAGTTAATCAAGATGGTGGAAGACCTGTTCTAAACTTAAGCAGTATTTTTGTAAATGAGTTCTACAGAAAGCATAAATCTCAATTTTTACCAGGTTTTGAGGGAAGGAATTTTGTAAATCAGGTTAATGTTGAAAATATTTTAACAAGAGCAAAAGATTTTTACAGATCAAAAGGAACAGACACCTCTTTGGAAATATTATTTAAAGTTCTTTTTGGTAAAAGTGTAGTTATAGAAAAACCTTTTGAGAATACAATTGGTTCTTCAGACTCTGAGTGGGTAGTAACTGATAATATGATAGTGGATGTAATTGAAGGCGATCCATTTAAGTTGATATCAACCAAAATATTTCAGGGAACTTTTGATGATCCAACTGCAGATGGAACTATTTCAAATATTCAAGAGGTATTTTTAGGGTCAAAGAAATATTATAAACTATCATTTGATAAATCTGCACATTTTGGTTCTTTTAATATCGGTGCAAAAACAAAAGTTACCGAAAGATTACCTGGAAGGAACATCACTGGATTGGATTCAGTCACAATCAATGTTGATTCCACAATTGGTTTTTCTGGATCTAACACCTCTGGTGGGTCATTTATATACAAACATGGTAATGAATTTTTAGTTGCAGAGTATCAATCGAAATCGGAAAATCAATTTTTTGAGTGCACTGGTATTGTAGGTGAAGGACTAGCAGAAAACAGTGATATTATTGATGATACTATGATTTTTGGATATGAAGATGGTGATCCAGAAAAAGTTTGTACCATGAGAATCACTGGAACATTATCCAAACCATCAAAAAATGTTGTTAATTCAAAATATGCTTCTGTTGGAGAAAAAATTAGAGTAAATTACCTAGGAGAAAAAAAATCAGGACCTAAATTTGATACTTGGTTATACAATCATTCATCTACTTTTGATATTCAAGGTGTTGAATTTGATGATGAGACAAAGAAAACAAATACTTTTATAACTAAAAATCCTAATAATTTTTTATATAAAGGTTGTAAAGTAGATGTTGTTAGATTTGACTGGGCAGGAGTTGGATCAGGAAATACTGTTGGATTCGGTAAAACTGTTGCAGATGATCCTGGATACGGTGCTTTTTCAATTATTAAAGAAGATGCTGAAATATTAGATATAGATCCAGAAAACGGTAATATTACAATAAATGGAGAAACTGGTGGTCTAATAGACAATAGAAGAATTCATAGAATTAAAAAGAAATTATCTTATGTGGATCCTAGTTTAACTAAAAATGGTTCTAGTGAGGGTGAATTACCAGATAATCTATTAACTAACATACAGAATACTTACGTTGATGATGATGGAAATACTTACGTAAGTTTTACAGGATTCCCATCTTATAATTTAGATACAACAAAAAGGTCAATAAAATCAGATTCATATGATGCAAATCAAATTTTTATTACCAAAACAGATCATGGTTTTTTAAATGGTGAAGAAGTATTTTTTAATCAAAGTCCAGTAACTAAAACTGTAGTAACCAAAGATATAAAAACTACAGTAATTAGACCATCTGGAATAACAACAACTTTACAAGAAAATATTCCACATTCAGAATCTATTTCCTCTGGGATTGGATTAACCGATAATCAAGGGAATGAAATTCTAGAAAGAAGATATTTTGTGTCAGATCAAGGATCTGATAAAATGAAATTAGCAGTTACTTTAGATGCTTTAAACAATAGTAATTTTATAACATTTAATCTTCCACAATCATCATCTGGTGTTTCTACAGGAATAACAACAAGCATTGACATAACAACCGCTTCAAATTTAACTCTTCAAGCAAATGATTCTAATAATGTAATTCTATATCCAGATGATGATGGTGTTAGTACAACTGGAGCGTACATAGTAAATTCAGGAACTGGGTCTGGGAGTACTGGTGGATTTATAATCAATGACAGTGATGGTAATCCTACGACATATTTGAGTTTTGCTGGTGCTAATGCAGCTGATGGATCAAGAAGTGCAGTTTTGAAGAAAACAAATTCTATGGCATTTGATAAAGTAAAATTATATGCAAAAGTAGGTAACGATGAAAATGGTGGTGAAAAACCAGATGGACTAACAGGTTCAGGTAATGAAAATTTAACACTGCAGTATGTTATCGGTAGTGCTGAATTAACAGTTCCACCAACTGGTGATCCTTTTATTGACATTGGTGCAATTATTCCAGAATTAAGTTCTAATCCAGACGATTTGCTTTATAATGATGGATCTTTAAAAACTTTTGAAATTGATCTTCCTTCTGAAGCAAGAAATGAAAATACATTTTTTAGATTAATACAATTTGGAAATAGTGGACCTGGATATGATCACTATGGTGTTCAAAAAATTGAATTTTTAGTCGAAGGTGGAGAGGTAGGAATAGCAACTACTACTACAATTGAAACCACTTTTAATAGTGTTTCTAGTGGAATAGTTACTTCTAAATTTACTCCATTCGAATTATATCAAAATACATTAAAAAATCAAAATAGTTTTAAAAGAATATTAAAAACACCTGAAATTAGACAATCTGAAAATATATTAAATGGTGCAGTAGGTGTTCAATTAAATGGAGTTGAAATACATTCTCCCGTTTTAAAAGAATATATCTGTTACGGTCAAATTGATGATGTTGTAATAACAAATCCAGGAAAAAACTATGATGTGGTAAGTCCACCAAATATATCAACTATTGATGCGAATGGAAGTGGTGCAAAACTTCATGGTCATTTTTCTGGAAATATCTCGGAAATTGTTGTAACTGATCCTGGATTTAATTATGAAGATACACCTTCAGTTACTGTAACAGGTGGAAATATAAAATCTTCTGGAAATCCTGTGGTTGGAAAAGCATATATGAGAGGATCTATACACTCATTTTCTTTTAATGACTATGTTAATAATACTTATTATGTTATTAAAGAGGATGATGCTATTGTTCATACAGATAGACCTCATAAATTTGAAAATGGTGAAGAAGTAGTTTATACAACAACAGGAACACCAATTGGGATTGGGTCTACACAAGTTGGTTTTACCACAACTATGTTAACTTCTGGGGCTACTTACTTTATTCGAAAAAATAGTGATTTTTCTTTCTCTCTAACTATTCGAAAAAGTGATGCAATTGCTGGAATTAATACTATTGACTTAATTCCAGATAATTATACAGATGGCAATGGCAATACTATAGAATATCAATACGGTAGTGGATTACATACTTTGACTTCTAGAAAAATTAGAAAAATAATTGATAGAATAAGTATTTCAGATGAAGGGGGAAAATATCAAAACAGAAAAGTACTCGTAGATTCTACTTACGATGTTAAAGAAAGCACTGATGGAGAAATTGTAACTACAAATGTGGAGAATATTTATCCACCACTTGATCCAAAAAATAATTTAACAAGATTTACTGGGATTAACATTTATGATAATTATATTTTTGCAAAAAATCATGGATTTAGTGAAGGAGACTTTATAGAATATAAATGTAATAGTTTCGGAGATAGAATTGTTGGATTAAATACGATAACTCAATACAGAGTCAATAAAATTTCCAATGATAAATTTAAACTTGCTGATATTGGTAATGAAGAAATTAATCATGCAATAGGATGCTCATTTTCAAGAACTTTAAGATTAACTTCTCATACTTATACGGATGGTGCTACTTCATGGCAAATGGTAGATGATGCCAATACTGATAATGGTTTTGTTGGAATACAATTAAGAAACTTAATTGTTGGTTCAAAATACAAAATATCAATAACAGTCGATAAGAATGCAGCATTAGATCCACCAGGAGGTTTTAATCATAGAGTTTTATCTCAAGGAATAGAATCAACAAAAACTATTTTTAGTCATTGGGAAGATGATGGTACAGGTACTAATACTGCTCCAACTGGAGTCCTTACTGGCGAATTTATTGCTCTTACTGAAAATGAAGATGAATTTATATTTTATGCTAATAATATTACAGTTAACGTAAGTAATTTTAAAGTTGAATTGATTGAAAACACTAATTCTAAAAAATATGATGAAAAAATTTATGTGGACTTGGGTAGTGTTGGTGTAGGAACACATACTTTTAAATATCAAGATATTACTGTTAACATAAAGGGAAATGTAAACACTGGAGATAGTAGTTTAACAATCCCATCTTACTATAATGCCATTGCGTATCCAGTGGTTCTTGGATCTTTAGATAATGTGTTTATTCAAAACGGTGGTGGTGGATTTGGAACACAAAGTATTTTTAATTACAATATTTCACCAGAATTACAATTAGATAGTGGAAAAGGTGCAGAGTTAAATTTAAACATTAGTAATGGAAAAATATTAAGTGTTGGAATTGGTATTAGCGGTTCTGGTTACACATCCCCACCAACATTAAATGTTGTAGGTCTTGGAACTACATCTGGAAAATATGCTAAATTAAGGGCAAATGTTTCAAATGGAAACATAACATCCGTTACTGTAATTGATGGTGGAAAAGACTATCCAGATAATACTAAAGAAACAGTTGTAAATGTAGTCCCTACAGGAGTTGACTGTAGATTAAAAGCAAATGTACATAAATGGAATTTAAATGCAGTAAAGAGATATAAAACTATATTGGGTGATACTACTTTCAAAGATACTACTCAAGTTACTTCTAGAGTAAAATTACAAAATAAAATAGTTACATTTTACGCAGGAATAGATTATAGAAAAACTTTAAACGATAACATAACAACAGATAACAATGAACAAAGCGGTGATGCTTTAACTCATTCACCCATACTTGGTTGGGCTTATGATGGAAATCCAATATATGGTCCATATGGTTATAAAAATCCTATCAGTGGTGCTAATGAAATTAGTAAAATAAAATCAGGTTATAGATTAAATGTAATTACAGATCCATCATTAAGACCCCAATCTTCAGAAATGGAAGATGGTTATTTTAGTGAAGATTATCAGTACCAACCTATTGATAATACTCATTTAGATAGATTTAATGGTAGATTTGGAATAACTCCTGATTACCCAAATGGAACATATGCTTACTTTGTAACAAAAGTTTCTAATAATTCTGAATATCAGTTTCCATACACCACATTAATGCACAAAAACAAAACTGATTCTGTTAATTATGATATAAATTTCCAACAAACTAATGAAATTATAAATTCTGGTGATTATAAGAGAAATGTATTACCATTAGGATTAGACGAACAATTTAGAGAATATTCTCCTTTACTTGAACCTTTAACGACAAATCATCAATTTAAAGTTACTTCTTGTTTACCAGGAAAAATAAATGATATTACAACTTTTGAATCAGGTCAAAATTACAAAGTTGGAGATTCAATTAACTTGAATGATAGTTCTGTAGATGCTTTTGTTGGGGAGATATCTGGAAAGGAAATAATAAAAGTTGAATCAGTTGAGTTAACTGTTAATAATTTAAATTTTAGTGTTAAAGATAATATTATAACTGCCTCTAGCGACACATTACATAATTTTTCTAATAATGATTTTGTTGATATTTCAGGAATAACATCATCTCTTTACTACGGTATCCAAGGTATTCAAAAAATAGGGATTGACAGCACAACATCATTTGTATCTGTTGCAATTGCTAATACAGATGGAAGTGGTGGTACAGGATTGTCTACATTTATTAGTTTAGATGCTCCTGCAAGTAGTGGTAAATTTAAGGTAAATGATGTTATTCAAATTAATAATGAAAAATTACTAATACTTGGATTGGATAAATTTAATAATCAATATGCAGTTTCAAGGGTGCATGACAATTCAACAGGAAGTGCACATTCTGTTGACAGCACAGTCACAAGACTAGAAAAATCTTTTACCTTTAAAGTTCCTGGTAAAAAAATAAAAGACACAAATATAGATGAGGAAAAAATAGCTTATATTGATGTTACTAATTCTATTGGAATCGGTGCATCATATACTAGTGTGATAGTTGGAACTGCAGGAAGTAGCAATATTACTAAATCAATTCCACCAAGGGCAATTTATATTCCAGATCATAATTTTAAAAATGGAGATAAAGTATCTTTGGTTTCCATTGGTGGAACTATTATTGCATCACCTAATGCCTCTTTAACTCCTGATTTTAATTTATCAACATTTAACCCATTATACTGCGTCAAAATTAATAATAATTATATTGGTCTTTCTACACAAAAAGTAGGATTTTTGACATCTTACGTTTATTATAAGAGCGTTGAGACTAATGATTTGTTTGGGAAAAATGTTAAAATTAAAACTAATAATAATATATTAACTGGTAATGCAAAAAGAACAAATGGATTAGTCACACTTGGAACGAGTCATAATATTTCTACAAACGATACAATACGTTTGAATATTTCTCCAAATAGAACTGAAAAAGTTAAATTTAATTTCAATAAACATTTTCGAGTTTTGACAATAGGTGCTGGAACCACTACCGATCTTGGTATAGTGCCAACATTGTCAACAATTAAAATTGATAATCATGGACTTGAAACTGGAGATGGTGTTGTCTATGATGTAGGAATAGGTTTAACTCCAGCTGGTGGATTAGAAATTAACAAAATTTATTATGCTATTAAAATAACAGATGATACTATAAAATTAGCAGAAACATATAAAAAAGCAACTAATTCAAATTACGAATCGATAGGTATTACAACTTCAGGAATTGATACTATCAATCATACTTTATCAAAAGTTAATCCTAAAATTGAAATAACTAAAGGAAATAAACTTGAAATTGATGTATCTGATTTTAAAATTGATAATGAACAAACGTTAGATATTAATTTTTATAATTCTAATAATTTTAAAAATAAGATTGGTTCGGATTTTATAGAAAAAGTGGGAGAAATTGGAGAATCTGGTTCTTTAATTAACATTAAGACGGAAGACACACAATTAGAAAAACTTTATTATAAAGTAGAAAGCAATTTGATATTAGATAATTTTATAAACACCGATATTAAAGATAATTCATTAATTAATATTGTTCAATCCAAATTTAATAAACTTCAAACAGTTTCTGGAGTCGGAAGCACAACTATAACATTCAATTCTACAGTAGGAAGTGCGGAAACAACATCTTATAGTTCTTATGAAACTTCTGGATTTAGCACTGCTACTTATTCTACAAATTCTAGAAATGAAGAAGGATCAATTAGTAAAATTGATATTATAAATTTTGGAAAAAATACAAATGAAATACCATCGGTTATATCAATTGGAACTACAACTGGAGTTAATGGTGTAATTTCAATATTGTCAGATAATATTGCAAAAATAGAAGACACAGAAGTTATTTTTCAAGGGTGGGAATTTCCAATTAATAAGTCTTTGAAACCAAAAGCAGATACCTACGCTGTTTTAGATTTAAAAAATACATTAACGCTGAAATCTATAGGAATTTCTACTGGTGGAATAAATTACACAACACCACCAAAAGTAATCGGTGTGGGTAATGATAATATAACCACAAAAACAACTATTGATGGAAATTCTGTATCTTTAGTTGATATTATATCAAATGATAGTGGTTTAGAAGAGACTTTGAAAATTGTACCAACTTTTAACTCAAATGGAGTTGGTGTAATATCTGCAACTTCTTCCAATAAAAATTTAACATTAGATTTGAAAGCACCATTAGGTGGATTTACAGGTGGAAATCCATTTTCGGTTGGAGATGAAATTTTTGTAGAAAATGTACAGATAAAACTTATTGAAGAAGGTATAGGAGCAGGAACAACAACTTTAGCTGGTTACAATTCAAGTGATTATGATTATCAGTTTTTTAAAGTTATAGCTGTGAGTGATGGAAGTGCATCTGCAAACCCTAGTGTTACATATTCCATATCTGGATTGACAACTGCTACTGAAGCTGGAAATTTTGATGGTAGGTATCTATTTGGAAGAGTTATAAAAGCAAGTAATTTGGCAAGTTTTGATCCAGAATTTATAAATGTTACATATGTAGATGGTGAAGTAATAACTATCGGTAATGGAAATGCAAGTGCAGTTGTATCCGAAAATGGTTGGAATCCTAAATCTAAAACTTTAAAAGTTACTAATGTGGTAGGAGATATTAGTAAAGGAGATGAAATAATAGGTTCTGTTAATAGTCAAAAAGCAAAAATTAGTGACTTTAATGTGTATGATTTTAATCTAGATGTAGACGTTTTTGCAGAATCTTTAGGTTTTTGGAAAAGTGATAAAAATAAACCTAATTTCAACTATGAAAGATTGCATGATAATGATTACTATCAAAAATTTTCATATGCATTAAGGAGTGAAGTAGATTTAGATACATGGAAAGAACCAGTCAATAGTTTAGGGCACATAGCTGGATATAAGAATTTTTCAGATTATGAAATTGTATCAGATACTTATGTTGGGATTTCCACAAAACCAAAAACAGATATTCTCTTTAAAGTTGAAATTGATAGTTTTGCATCTGTTCATGAACAATTTGATTATGATTTTGTATCCGAAGAGGAAACTTTAGGAACTGAAATAGCTAGAGAAGTTAATTTCAAAAACAAAAAATTAACTGATTACATTGAAGCTAGAACAAATAAAGTTCTAATGATAGATGATATAAGCAACCAGTTTACTGGATTTAGCACAGTAACTGGACAATTAGTTGGATTAACAACTTTTGCTATCAAATCAAACGGTAAAAATTTATTACATCAAGTATTCAATCCCACAGATTTGAGTGTTGGTCAAAGTGATATCCTGCTTTTAGATCATGGTTTTATTGACGGTGAAGAATTGGAATATACTCCAGATACTGGAAGTATTGGAATTGTTACAACAACAGCACCTGGAATTGCTGAAACAAGTATATTACCATCAAAAGTTTTTGCTAATGTTAAAAATAATAATATTTTTTCATTAGTAATTAAATCTTCAGAAACTGCTGTTGGATCAGCTGTTACATTTTATAGTGTTACTGGAATTGGAACTCAACATACTTTATCTGTAAATTCAAGAGAAGCAAGTATAAGATCTTTAATTACAGTCGATAATGTAATACAAAGTCCTCTTGGTAAAAAATTAACGGTTCTTGGGTTGTCAACTAGTGTTGGTATTGGATCTACTCAAATTTTCTTAAATGATATATCTAAAGTATCAGGAAATTCTCTTTTAAAAATTAATGATGAATTATTATATACTGGTTTAGTTGGAATTGGATTTACTAATTCTGTTAATGTTACTCGTGGATATATGGGAACTGTTGCTGCAGCACATACAGTGGGTAATGGTGTCACTGAATTATATGGTGATTATAGAATATCAAAAGGAAATATTTACTTTTCTGATGCACCATATGGACCAGCTGGAATTGGATCTTTAACTACTAGATCTTCTTTTAGTGGAAGAGTTTTCTTTAGAAAGAATGACATTGCTGAAGGTCGAGTTGCAAGTATGAATAGAATTATTGATGATATATCTGATGATTTTGATGGAACAACTAAATTATTTACTATAAGAGAAAATGGTTCACTTCTTCCCGTTGGAATCGATACTTATGGTGGAGCAATACTAGTTAATAACATATTCCAAAAACCATTTCTTGGTGATGTTGGATCAATAAGAGCATCTGACTATAGACTTCAAGCTCCTGTTGGAGGTGGTACAACAATACAATTCCTTGCAAATCCAGATATTGCTAGTGATACAACTGATATTCCGAGGGGTGGAAGAATTAATGAATTTTTAGTTGGCGTTGGATCTGGATATCAAGTTCCAACTCGTGCTCTTGCTTATGCTAATATTGGTGCTGGTGGAACAATCGCATCAGTATCAATATCAACTCATGGTCAAGGATACATAAGTTCACCAAGAGTTTCAATTGGTGTATCCTATGCAAATTATACTCATAAATTTATTGAAGCATTACCTAATTCAATAAGTCCAAATAGTGGTTCCGATAAAACACCTACATTTGCTGAATATGATTCATTTACTGGAGATTTATTATTAGTAATTCCAAATCACGGTTTGACAACAAGTAATACCATTCAAATTGTAACTAATTCTTTATTCTTTACATGCTCAAGAGATGGATACAAAAAAGAAAAATCATATCCAAGAACAACTGATCCAGCGTACAATGCTAATCTTAATATTGAAAGTGCAACAACAAATACAATTATAGTGAATGTAGGTGCTGGTGCTGGAGTTGGTGCTGCGTTTACTTCAGTGGTAAGTGCAGCAGGTACAATAACAGCAATTAACGTTGTCAATCCAGGAACTGGTTATACTGCAACAAAGGATAATCCATTCATCATAATAGATGAACCTACTCCATATAAAGATATGCCTTTAATTGGAGGAAGTGGTTCTGGTGCAAAAATGGATGTTGTTGTTGGAACTGGTGGAAGTATAATTGATTTTAATATTGCTGATCGTGGAACTGGATATGAAATAGGAGATAATCTATCCCTTCATGGTTTACCAGTTCAAGTTGGAATAGGAACGAGTGCGTTTAATATTACAGTTAAGAGTAGATATCAAGATAAATTCTCTGGATTTACTTTTGGTGAGTTGATTGAAATAGATGATTTTAGTCAGTTCTTTAATGGATTTAAGAGAACATTTTTACTTACTAGAACAAAAGAAGAAAAAGAGTATTTCAGTATTGTTGCCAAAGAAGGTTCTGGTATTATTCTACAAAATAATCTTTTAGTTTTTGTAAATGATATTTTGCAGAAACCAGGAATTGATTATGAATTTGAAGGAGGAACTAGATTTAAATTTACAGAAGCACCAAAAGCAGGAAGTAATTTTAAATTATATTTCTATAAAGGGTCTGAAACAGATGTAGAAGTAATTGAGGTTGATGAAACAATTAAACCAGGTGATACATTAACATTAGATAAATTTGTTGAAGGAAAACGTGTTAATGATCCATCAACTCCAGACCTTGATGAAGGTCAACTAGACTTCTTCCAATATCCAGTTCAAGATCCGAGAGTTATATACGAAATAACTTCTGCAACTGTTGTTGATACCCAAACTTATACAGGACCTGGAATATCAGATGATGCAGATTATGAAAGACCAGTAAGATGGAAGAAACAAACTGCTGATAGAATTATCGATGGAGAGAAAATACCAAAAGATAGGAATTTAAATACTGGACAATTATATCCAGCAACCAATATTATTGCACCAGTTGGTGCTAATGATACTGCCTTTAGTGTTCAGGATGTAGTATCATTTGGTGGTATTGATGATTTACCTGGAACTAATAGCTCAATCAAAATAATTAGTCAAGATGGATCAAAAGTTGCTGAAGCAACAGCTACCATAAACGCAACAAATAAAGAAGTTACTCAAATTACTGTGACAAATGCTGGTTTTGGATACACAACTGCTCCAAAAGTTTCTATTGAACCACCAACTGAATTGTTCTCATATCAAGTATCTGGCGTTGGAACTGAAAAATATTTTGATAAAACAAGTAACAGAGCAACAGCAACTGCTACTATAGACTCCGATGGAACTGTTACAGGAATTACTGTTACAAGTCCTGGTGTAGGTTATACGTTTACTCCTTTAGTTAGTATTGAATTACCAAAATCAATAGAGGAATCATTTTCAAACATTGCTTACAATGGTGATAGAGGTACAATTATTGGAATTGGAACCACAGATAAGGGAAGCAATTCTGGAATAACTACTGAAGATTCTCCTGCATTGATTTTTGATTTACACACAACTCAACAATTACCAGGTGCACCTTCTACTAGATCTGGAATTGTTACTGGTCAATATATTGTAATTAAGGGAACAACCTTTGGTGATGGTATAGTATCAATTGGAACTCATACTAGTAAAATTGTTTCTGTTGGAAATTCTTTTGCTGATAACGTATATCAGGTCGGTCATTACGTAGATGTAGGTGCTGGTTCAACTATTAGAAGAATTACTTGTAATATAAACACAGCATTATCTGGAATCAATACAAATGCTGGAATTGGAACAACAGTTGGTGTTATTGGTAATTATAGTTGGGGAACTATTTCAATACCAGGAATTAGAAGTGGAAATGAATTTGAATTTTATAATCAAAATGGTGTTTTAGGTATTGAGACTTCTGCTCATATTCGTAGAACACGTCAACTAAAATCGGTTTATTAATTTCGAGTATAAATAATCAAAAATGAAACTGACTACTAAAAGAAAATGCCAGCAATAATAACAGATCAATTTAGAATAGGGAATGCTGAAACTTTTATTCAGAGTTTTTCTGGTATCGGCACTACATCATACTACTATGCTTTTTTAGCACATCCAGAACCAAATCAATCTTCAACAGATGGTGGAAGTAAACCACTTAAAAATTATAGAACTGTAACAACTGGAAATGAACCTATTGCTCCAAAAGATTCTTTCGAGCAAGAAAACTCATACCATGATAGTATGTTATTTGCAAAAAGAATAACAGCTTCTGATGTAAGAAGAGTCATACCAAACAGAGTTTGGACTGCTGGAGAAAGTTATGATATGTATAAACATAATATTGATATTGATAACGTAGCAAGCGTAAATGGTGCTACAAATTTATATGATTCTAAATTTTATGTTATAACTGATGAATTTAAAGTTTATATTTGCATTAATAACGGATCTAAACCAGATACTGCAGGAGTTATGACGGTTGAGAAATCTACGAGTCAACCAACACACGTAGATTTATCCCCTCGTCCAGCTGGAGATGGAAGTGATGGTTACTTGTGGAAGTACTTATACACAATAAAACCAGCAGATGTAATCAAATTTGCAACGGATGATTTTATTCCAGTTCCAGAATCATGGGGTGACAGTAACACTATTGATGTCAAAAACGCTGCTGTTGATGGAAAAATAGAAACAATATTAGTAACAAACGCTGGTCAAAATTATTCATATGAAAATGAGATTAGTGGAATTGATGGTACGAGTAACACAGTTATTCCAAATGTTCCAATATATGGTGATGGTGAGGGTGGAACTGCATCAGTCACCATAGCTGGAGGATTTGTCACTTCAGTTGATGTATCAAATGGTGGAAGTGGTTATACGTGTGCTCATCTTGAATTAAATAGTGCATCTGTTAAAACAGGTAAAGTTAATTTACCTCCAAATTCACCTAATGAGGCAAAATTTGAAGTTATAATACCACCACAGGGTGGTCATGGAGCAGATATATACAGAGAGTTGGGAGCTTATAGAGTTCTTATACACTCTAAATTTGATGATACAAAGGATGATTTACCAGATTACATTACATCAAATAATTTTTCCAGAGTTGGTATTATCAAAAATCCAATCAAACAAGATGCAACTGGATCATCTTCAGTTCTAATAGATACTACAACTGCAACAACTCTTGGAGCAATAAAATTACTAGGTGATAACACTCTAACTAAATATCCAATAAATTCCTACATATATCAAGACATATCAGATTCTGAAAAAGCGGTTGGTTTAGTTGCTTCATATGATAAACTTACTAATATTTTAAGATATTATCAACCAGTTGGTTTATCAACATTATCTAGTTCTGGTAATAGATTGTTAGATTTTGCTTCTGTAAGTGGAACTAAAATTGAGGGAGGATCAAATAATAGCGGAGATAGCGTTGCTACTCCATTAGAAGTAGATACTTCTTTTAATCTTTCTAATGTTGGTGATGTGAATGTTGGTGTTTCTTTTGTTAATGGAATAGCAAAACCAGAAATTAAAAAATATTCTGGAGAAGTTATCTATATTGATAACCGTAATAAAGTTACAAGATCTTCTACTCAAAAAGAAGAAATTAAAATCGTAATAGAGTTTTAAAAAATGTCCCAAGTCACAAACTTAAATATAGCACCTTACTATGATGATTTTGACGCAAGTAAAAATTATAGAAAGGTTTTATTTAAACCAGGATATCCAATACAATCTAGAGAATTAACTACTTTACAGTCAATTCTTCATGAACAAATTGAAAAATTTGGACAACATTTTTTCAAAGAAGGTTCAATGGTTATTCCTGGTGGAACCATTGTTGATTTAAGTTATTTTGCTGTTAGAATAGATCCCTTTTTCCTTAATGTGCCAGTAAAAGAGTATACAAAATATTTGGCAGATAATAAAATAGAAATACAAGGTGAAATATCTGGAGTTAAAGCGACTGTAGTTAATAGAATTACTGATATTGAATCTATAGATCAATTTGATACTTTATATTTAAAATATACAGCATCTGGTGATGATGGAGTAACTAAAAAATTTTTAGATGGAGAAAATTTAATTACTTTATCTGACATTGAATATTCAAACACCCGAATAACTGCAAATAGCACTTTTGCAAGAACAATTATATCAGATTCAGTTAAAACAGGTTCATCAGCATCAATAAGTGAAGGAATTTTCTTTATCAGGGGATATTTTGTACAAGTTCCATCTTCAACTGTAATTTTAGATCAATACACAAATCAACCAAGTTACAAAGTTGGATTAACAATTAAAGAAGAATTAGTGTCTGCTTCATCATTAAATTCAGATTTATTTGATAATGCAAAGGGATACTCAAATGAAACTGCTCCTGGTGCAGATAGATTCAAAATATCCGCAGTATTATCTAAAAAATTATTAACAGATAATGATGATTCTGATTTTGTAGAATTAATTCGTATTGAAGACGGTATTACAAAAGAGCAAGTTAAAAAAACAGAATACAATGTATTTAAAGATGAATTAGCTAGAAGAACTTATGATGAATCTGGTGATTATTATATCGAACCATTTTCAGTTGATATTAGAGAAACATTAAACAATCGAATTGCAAATAGAGGATTATATTTCTCCAACCAAATTACTCAAAATGGAAATACTCCATCTGATAATTTATTCACACTTCAAATATCTGAAGGAAAAGCATATGTTCGTGGATACGAAATTGAAAAAACATCAACAACATCAATTGATTTACCAAAACCAAGAACAACAAAATCAATAGATGACGTTACACTTCCAATTAAAATTGGAAATATCGTTGTGGTAAATAATATTTTTGGAACTCCGCAGATTGGTTTTAGTACATTTGTACATTTATTAGACAAAAGACTTACAGCAGCACAACAAAGAGACCTAACTGGAAATAAAATTGGAAAAGCAAGAGTTTATGACTTTAATCAATATACAGGAACAAACTATCAATTAAGATTATTTGATATTGAGACTTTTACAAAAGTTTCATTAGCATCAACAAGTTCTGCTGTTGTTGGAGATCATATAGAGGGTAAATTTAGTGGTTCTGCTGGATTTGTCAATGAACAAACAGGAACTGGATCTGTTTTAACTTTAACTGATGTAAGTGGAGAGTTTCAAATAAATGAACCAATTCTTGTAAATGGAATTGAAGTTGGAAGTAATATTGGAACTGTTAGTGATTTTGAATTTACTGATATAAAAGCGATTCATAGTGATAGAGGAATTGAACTTACTGGTGTCGGTGCTACTAGTTTTGCTGCTGATTTAGAATTAAGTCATGGTAAACAGGTATTTCAGACAGGTGCAGAGTTTCAGATTACTGCAGAACATGCTGGTATTTCAACAGTAACAGGACCTTCTGTTTCAGATTTTAGATCACTAATTAAAGTTGGTGATATTATTAGTTATAGTTCAGGTGCAAACCTTACAAATAATGTTCCTACTTTTAACCAAGTAGTTAATGTTGGATCAAGTAATTTTACAATTTCTGGTATTGCGACTGTTACTGGTATATGTGATGGTGGAGGAGTTGTTGCTTCTGGTGGTGCTTCACCAACTGATATTGTGGTTCGTGTTCCATTTTTAAGTAAAGGAAGTAATCCTGGATTTTTAATTCCATTTAAAGAAGATAATATTGCATCTTTAAATCTTTTAGATAGTAATTATATAACAAGAAAAATATTTAAAGTAAATGCGAGTGGAGAGCAAGCAGTTTTAGAACTTTCATCTCATGGTGATAATTTATTTTTTGAACCGTTTTCAATATCAAATTATGTTGTAACAGAAGATAGTACTGGAAATAGAATAACATTAAGGGAACCACAATTTGAATTTAGTAATAACAATCGCACTCTAAAAATCAATTCACTTGGAGTAACAGGAAATGTTACTGTGACTGCTACTGTTAAAAGAACTAAATTTGCATCTATTGCAAAAAGTATAACTCGCTGTTCAAGTTTAATAATCAACAGATCAAATGATACTTCTTCTGGTGTCACAACAACAACTCTGAATGATGGTTTAACTTTTAGTAAAGTTTATGGTACAAGAGTTCAGGATGAAGAGATATCTTTAGATGTTCCTGAAATACATCGAATTTTAGGTATTTTTGAATCTGATGATAATAATGATCCAAATGAACCATTCTTCGTAGTATCTTCACAATCAGAGGGATTTATGAATAACGTAATTGTTGGTGAACAAATAATTGGAGGAGAATCTGGTGCTGTTGCCCGTGTAACTGATGTTACAAATGATACTAAAATAAAATTTGTATATGAAAATGATAAAACATTTGAAGTTGATGAATTAATAACTCTACAAATTTCAGGTATTATTGCAACTATTTCTAAATTAAACGCTGGTGATGCGAGTATTATTGATAATTTTATTTTAGATAATGGTCAAAGAAAAGAATTTGCTGATTATGGAAGAATAATTCGAGAAAAAAATGCAACTATACCAAATAGAAGAATAAAAATTATATTTGATCACTATAGTCGAAGCGGAATTACTACTAATGGTACTGTAGAATCAATTAATAGTTATAATACTTTAGATTATTCTAATGAAATTCCAACCATTGATGGAAAAAGAGCATCTGATGTTATTGATTTAAGACCAAGAGTTGCACCATATGATACATCTAGTACAAAATCTCCATTTGAATTTGGTAGTAGAGATTTTAGTGCATCTGAAACTGAATCATTAGTTTCTAATCAAAGTGTTGTTGTTGATTATTCTTACTATTTGGGTAGAATTGATAGATTATACTTAACAAAAGATGGACTTTTTGATGTAGATGAGGGAACACCTTCAAGATTTCCAAAACCACCAGAAAAAAATCCAGAAGCGTTTGAAATTGGTACAATAACTTTACCACCATATCTCTTAGATGCATCAACCGATACAAGAACTGCATTAAAATCTCATAAGAGATATACAATGAAAGATATAAATGGTTTAGAACATAGAATAAAAACACTTGAAGAATATACAACATTATCTCTTCTAGAAACAGATACTAAAAATCTTTCAATTAAAGATCCAAATACAGGACTTGATAAATTTAAATCTGGATTTTTTGTAGACAATTTTACAAGTCATAAAAAATCTAGTATGAATCGAGGAGAAAGAAATTTTGATATTGATAGGGAAACTGGTGAATGTAGACCAAAATCAACAGAAAGAACTGTTAGTCTTAAAATTGAAACAAAATCTTCAAAAGCAGATCCAGTTAATGCTGACTATGCATGGATAACAGACTTCCAAGATTCAAATATTACACGAAATGCTCAAGGTCTAACTTTAAAATATGATGAAGTAGAATTTGTAAATCAACCCTTTGCAACTAGGGTTGAGAACCTAAACCCCTACCATATTGCTCTATATGCTGGTAGTGTCGCTCTAGAACCATCAGTTGACTATTGGATAGAAGAAATTCCTTTAGGCACTCCTGAAGTCTTTGAGGATACCTCTGCGTGGGATGCGATGGCTGATATGTATGGATTGGAAGATCGTGAAAATGGTGGAATGGCATCAAGTTTCTGGAACTCTCATGAAGTAACATGGAGTGGAAGAGAAGAATTAATTAAAACAGAACGTCTCAATGTTAAGAGAACGGTAAATGTTAATACAGAAAACCAACCTATAGACGGAGGTGTAAGAAGAATTACAACCACAACCACTAACACTAAATTTGATGAAAAAAGAACCTTTAAAGAAGAGGGTGAAGAAAGAGAGTTTGGAATTGAAGTTACTCCCGAATATCAAACAATTAATTTAGGTAAAAAGGTTATAGGAACAGAAATTATCTATAACTGTAGGTCAAGAAATATTGAAGTCACTTCTACAAGATTAAAACCAAATACAAAATTCTATGTTTTTATGGATAACGTAGATATTACATCATATTGTGTTCCTAAACTTTTACAAGTTTCGATGACAAGAGGAACATTTACAACTGGTGATATTGTAGAAAGTTCTATAGAGGTAACTAATCTTCGTGGTTTCGCTGAAGTTCCAGACATAATGTTCAGAGTTGCAGCAGAAAATCACAAAACAGGACCTTTTAATGCTCCAACAGAGACATATAAGAATGACCCTTATACAAAATCTGCTTTATCTGGTAGCTATTCTAGTAGTAGCACTATTTTAAATATAGATACTGCTGGATTATCATTAGAAGTAGAACCAGATCAGTTAGGATGGGTTAGAAAGGGAATGACTCTATCATCACAAAACGGAAATGCAGAAGCAGATATTAGTGATCTTTCTCTAGTTACTGATGAAAAAGGAGCATTGACATTCTCATTACATATACCTGATCCAAAAGTTCAAAGTAATCCTAAATTTACTACTGGAACTAATACTATTAGATTGACCACTAGTCCTACTAATGCAAGTAAATTAGATCCTGGTGAGTGTTCTGCAGAAGCAACATATAAAGCATCTGGAATTGCAGAAATAACTCAAGAACAAATTTTATCAATCAAGGGAGCAAATATTGAAAGAAAACAAATTGGAGATCCAAGAATTGTTTCTAGAATCACAGAAGATATTAGAGCTAAAGAAGAATCAACACAAAGAAGAGAAGAAGATACTGACTGGTATGATCCATTAGCACAATCATTTTTAGTAGAATCAAAATACCAAGATGGTATTTTTGTGACTGGTGGTAATTTATACTTTAAAACTAAAGATGATAATGTTCCTGTTACCGTTCAAATCAGAACTATGAGAGACGGATCTCCTACAACAACTATAGTTCCATTTGGTGAAATGAATATTGATCCAGATGATGTTAAATTATCAGATGATAGTAGTGTCCCTACACCTTTCAAATTCCCAACTCCTGTTTACTTAAAATCTGGAAAAGAGTATGCATTAGTTTTAATTGCACCAACAGAAAAGTATAATCATTTTATAACTCGCATGGGTGAGGAAGATCTTATTTTAGAAGCAATAAGTAATCAACAACCATATTTGGGATCTTTATTTAAATCACAAAACCAATCAACTTGGACACCAAGTCAATTTGAAGATTTAAAATTTACCTTAAATAAAGCAAAATTTGTAACTAATACACCATCAAGTTTCATATTCTATAATAATAAATTAAATTTTGGTCAAATTAGAAAGAAAAATCCAGTAACCGCATATTCTAAAACACAAAGAATTTCAATTAAAGGTGCAGCTACACCAACATTTGTTAAAGGAAATGAAATAACACAAACAGTTGCATCTGTAACTCATACTGGTCGAATTGTATCAATTGGTTCTTCTGTTACAGAGAGTGCATCTGGATTAACTTTTGAAGGAAACACTGGTATTGGACTTACATCTTTAGGAAGTGGAGCAGCAGGAATTGCTACGTATATTGGTATTGGTGCAAGTTCAGTAACAGGAATTGGAACTGGACTTGAAGCAACTATTAAAGTTCAAGATAGTTCTGTCAATACAATTATTGTCACAAATGGAGGAACAGGTTATCAGGTTGGAGATGCATTAGTTTTTGATAAAGTAGGAAATACAGGATCTACTGTAAGGGCATTTGTTGATTCTGTAAGTAATCCAAA